ACGTTCGGTACACTTTGCATTCAAGTCCAATTCTATCTGACATAGTAATTCTCCTAAGTGCGCGTGAACGTAGCGGTCACGACGCTTTGAAAAACATGGTGTTCGTCCATAATAGAACGGTCGTACATGGGTTCAGGAATTTCAGAGAGAACATGCGCAGCGCCGCCGTATCGACCGTGTGTTGCCGTGTTCAAGTGATCTGCAATGTCCTCGGCCAGCTCCATGAGTTCATCTATCTCAGAAAGCTTGGTGGGGTCTTCGGGATTGGTGGTGGTTCCAAGTCGCTTCTGAATACCGATGTCGATTTGAATAGTTCGCCTAACAGAACCCTTAGTATCATTAGCGCGGGCGTAGTCTCGCGGCGCAACCGTGACCGTAAGCGTTCCGAGGTCATCGAGATCGACCTTGGGAATCCACTTACGAGTCGCCGTGAAGTCGGCCGAGAAGGCCGTGTTCAGCGAAGTGACGACCGCCTCCGCAACATCGACGATTTGCGAACTCAAGGCTGTTCACCAACTTTTTTGGTATGGATGCGCATCTGCTGTCGGTATTCGTCCGTGTAGCGAAAGCACGGCTCGCCGCCGAACGACATGACCTCAAAGATGTTGTCGCCGTCCGTGATGCGGTCGGATCGTTCCGGGGCCGAAGGCAGGCCGTCGATGATGAAATCGTCGGCTTGGACAATGAAGTCCTGAACCTCCGTCCGCATAAGAAAACCCTGTGCGTTCGTCACTTCAAATACAGAGCGTCCGCGCTTGGCCCGGATGGAAAGGTCCGCGTCCCCGCGCTGGTATTCAACCAGCACGGAGGCATGGTCCTTGTCCATCCGGGACAGCCATTCAGCTCCTTCGGCAGGCCGATTTCTAGACACGGGGATGGGATCAGGAAATGTACTGGGCCAATCGCACGCGGACGGTCGTATCGCCGCTTGCGGCGACAACGGTCGCATGGCCGATCAAATTCCCGAGGGTCTGGTTGGCTACGGCAGCGCCGGTGCCGGAAGTGCCGCCAACCGGATCGCCATCTGCGTCCCAGAAAACAAATCCGCCGATGAGGATCGCGCCCGTGGCCTTAACGATGTCGTACTCGCCTTCGACGGCCAGTGCGCCGAGCACGTTGGCCGCGATATCAGTCTTGGCAATGCCGACGGTCCAGCCTTGCACGATGACGTCGCCGGAATTGACCGCCGACGCCGGCGTGTGGTCGATGGTCCCTGAATCCTTGACAAAAGTGGCTTGTGCCATTGGAAATCTCCGAAAAGTATGTGAGGTTGAAAATCGGCGGGATCAAGTGTCTCCCGCCGATTGGGTGGGGTTGAACGAAAGAAATCACGCGCCGTTGGTTCTCACTCCGGCACGGTGTTCCTGCTTGGTCACGCCGAAGTCGTGATAGCCGCGCATCTGGATGCCGAGTACGTTGAAGTCCGCGTCGGCGGTCTCGATGGTCGGTGACTGTTGGCCGTTCAGGAAGCACGTCTCGATGACCGCAAGGTCCATCGGGTCGCCCAGCAGGTAGTACGCAGTTGCCGAATAGCCCGTGTAGCTGGCATTCGACAGATAGGTGCTGACGATCGGCTGGTACTTGCCCGCGAACACGTTGCGGTTTGGCACCTTCTCGGTCGTCGCCGCGCCGCCAGTGTTGTTGTTCGTGGAGACGAACAACTCGTCGGCGGTGACTTCCAATTCCGGCGGAACGAGCAGCAGCTTCGGTTCTGCGCCAAGCGGCTTGCTGTCCGCGTCCGTCTGCTTGCGGAATGTTTCCACGGTCTTTTTCAGACCGGCGCTGCTCAGCGCGTAGGTCGCCGTGGTCACGAGGTTGTTGTTGCCCGCCGTGAAGAACGAACCATTGTCCAGGAACACAGTCCAGAAAATGTCGTTCAGCTTCAGGCCGGCCCCGCGACCCAACTTGCGGGGAACAGTCGTAATCGCGCCGAGATCGTCGTTGACGATATCGTGACGGTCCACGGCAAGAATCAATGCGTAGGTCTTGGCCGCGTTGGTGAAGCTCTCCTCACCCAGCGTTCCGTGCTTGATCTCGCCGCCCGGCGCGACCAGTTGATACTGCAATGCACCGGTCATTCGGTAGCTGGTGATGGTTTTGAAGTCGGAGACCGAGCGAGTCGTGGAAATCCTGCGCCAAGTCTGCTCGACGTGGCTGAACCCTTCGAGTAGGAACTTGTTCGCCGTGTTCGACAGGATTCCACTGATGTCGATCGTGCTGAACGCCGCTTCGATGTCCGAGCGGAAGGCGTACTGTAAAACTTCTCGCGCATTGCTGCGGAAGTTGCGACCGGTGTAGCCTTTCGACCACGCGGCTTCGAGAAGCATTTCCTGAAGTCCCAGTTGTCCATGAAACCGCTTGTTCGCAGTCTCCAGCACCTTCTCGCCGTACTGCTTTTCCACGCCGTTGAGTTTGGCGGTCATGCAGCACGCCGCCTCGATGATCTCGCTGGTGAGTCCGCCATCGGTGCGGATGATAGCTCCCGGAGCCATCACTGGCGCCTTGGGCCGGGCGTCGCGGAGGCACTTCAACTCGAACTGGTCCGCCGTCCAGCCGTCCTTGATGGCTGTGGCGTGCAGATCAGAGAGCTTGTCCACCTTGCCCTTGTACTGCTCAGCGATCGATTCGAGGCTGTTCATGCGGGTCAGGTCTTCGGCCCGCCTGGCTCGAACGTCGGCCATCGCGGCCTCAGCATCGTCGGGAGACGATTGACTGCCGTCGTCGCCGTTGCCCGCCGAAGCAGCGACCTGGGCCGGCTTCTTCGCGCCCTTGCCGCGCTTGCCGGACTTGCCGGGCTGCGCATCTTCGTCGCCTTGCGAGGCATCATCGCCCTCGCTCTTTTTAGCGGGTTTCAGTTCTGCATCGAACTTCGCCTGCAACTTATTTTTCTGGTCGTCGGTGAGGCCGTCGATAGACAGGCCCATCGCCGCGAGCCACTGTTGAAAGTCCATGACTTTCCTTTCCGCGGCATGAGCCGCAATGCTGGCGCTAGTACGGTCGTCTGCGCCGAGTAGAACAAAAGACACCTCGCCCAGAACCGCTTTCCGGGCGATATTGATTGGTCCATTGAACGTCCGACCGTTCACGGTCCCCATAGCGCCGATCGGCACGAACTCGCGGTTCGTGACTCGCGCGCCAATGCTTGCTTGAAATTTGAATCCCTTGTCGTTGAGAGCAATAACCTGCTTGGCGGTGTCGCTCTCGCCGTAGATATTTCCGCTGACGATCAGCTTCCCGCCCTTGACCTGAATGCTGTCGGTCTGCCCCAGCACGAATTCCATTTCCTCTTTGTGGTCAATGAGAATTGGTCGGGCGCTGTTTCCGAGATCGAGGCCGGTAAGATCGATAATGATCGGCTCGTAATATCCCCGCACGTGCATGGGATCGCCCGTATAGGCAACCATCGAGAATTTCCGCACGCCGGACTTCTTGCCCGTGGTCCCGACTGGGACTTCAGCCTCAATGTCGAGATCGGCGGGACTGCTGGTAAACCAAATCGAGTCCGGCGCGGATGCGAGAATTTGCATCCTGCCTGTCTGCGTGCGTACCCGCACAGGCAGACCATTTCTGGAAGGTTTCTTTTTCATAGGGTGTTCCGGGGTTGAACTACTTTTCGTCTTCATCTTCGCCGTTCCCATTCGGGCTTTCAGCAAATCGGGGCGAACGCGGCGATGAAGATGTTTCGCGGTCGATCGGACTGGTCATCGGTTTCCCATCCGGGTCAGCCGTGCCAAACCGCTTCAATCGCTGTAATGCTTGGTATTGCTCGAACGTGATGCCTAGTGTGCGGGCTTCCTTGATCCATGTTTCCTCCCAATCGTCCCCATTCTCCGCGATCTCGTCGGCGATGCTGGTAGTTCCTGAGTCGATGCGGGTCTGCTGCGCATTCGCCACTTTGGACGGGTCGGCGTGCTGGTTCAGACTGGGGAAGTACCAGAGGTGCGGATACCCCTCCTCACCGCGAGGAACATTGCCTCTGACGAGCCAGTATTCCTTGACCCAATGCCCCAAGAACAGCCATTCAAGAAACTCATTGGCAAGGTCAGCGCGTTCGACGCGAATTCCCGCCGCATAAATCTGCGAGTCGAGATAACGGGCGGACATATTCGATTTGCTGCTGTCCATTGCAGCGATCGTGAACGGCATATTCACGCATCGAGCGGTTTCGCGGATTTTGATATCGACGAAATCCCGGTGCAGATCGGTCGGCTGCATGGGCGGGACGCCGCTCAGCTTCATCCCCGGCGGCAACACGATTGCGCCGCTTTCGGGTATTTCGACCGTATCCATATTCTCCGGCAACTCCGGGTCTGCGGCGTTGTCATCAAGTTCAGGAATGGTGTCCGTCTGAAGCGACAACGCCATGCGGGCATGGACTTCCGCAGTCCTGAGAACGGCATTGTCGTATCGCCGCAGTTCCGCACCCGTCTGGATCGAAGGCGTCAGTTCTGGAACACCCCGCCGTTGCCCCGGTCGCTCGTCTTCCTTGAAATAGTGATAGATGAATTCGGCGGGGTAATCGTCATACCCATTCGGGCCGAGCATCCAGCCGTGCGGACCGCCGGGGTGATACCTGAGAATCCGGTAGCTGACGGGGTTTTGGTACTCGTCATATCGAATTCCATCGCACCACAACGGATCGGTGTTGTACTCAAAGCCTACATCTGTAACCCGGTCGGCCTCAATTACCATGAGATCCAGCTTGACCAAGCTCTTGAGTTTCGGGTTGAGGAACACAACGACGAACGCTTCCCCGGTCTCAAGGCGGGCACGGCGCATCTGCCGCATCTTCTTGCCCAGCTTGATCTCTTTCGACCACGCCGAAAAATCCTCCTCGGTGATGGAATTGTTTCGCTGGCTGCGGGTGAGCATTTGCAGCCGCGGGCCAAATCCGATCGTGTCGTAAGCTATCGTTCCAACGATGCCCTTGACGTAGCTGTTATTCGCCACCTCGTAGCGAACGCGGTTTCGCAGCGTCCGCCGCACGCCCAGGCTGTTCGCCGACTCGGCGGACAGCGCATCGGCAGCGACCCAATGCTTTCGGTTCCCGTCCGTGGTCTGGGCGAGGTCGTATCGACCGACGATCCGGTCACGAATGACTGGGCTCAAGCCCAATTTTTTCTTGATCCAGTCCAGCATTAGTCTCCCGTCGCTCCCGGCGGAATGATCCTGACGAATTTCACGGGGAAGGCACGAACGCGGCTGTTGCGACGCTTGGTCGCATATTCCACGGCCTTGATCTGGTCGTCGATTTCGTGCTGCTCCATACTGCCGCTGTCGCCGCTGGCCCGTTTCGGGGCCAGTGCATTTTCGAGGATGGTGTCTTCATTTTCGTCAGGCATTGTTGCTACCTTTCGCCTTCCAAACCTTCGCTTTCTTTTGCCGTTCGCTCAGCTTGATCCGCATAAACGTTCGTGTCTTCTGCTCGATTAGCCCAACACCTTGCACGCTCGCCGCCACACAGCAGCCGACAATGCAATCGAGAAAGTCATTGTCGATGCGCGGATTCTCTTTCCACTCCGTCACGACCCGCCCCTTGGCCTCGACACGGATCGGCTTCTCCGCCGTCAAATGGTCCGCGAGCATCCTGTGCTCATTAGGGTCGGTTCCGTTCACCGTAAAGCATCCACGCGACCCCATCGGTGACGAAAGCCGCTGGTGTACGAACGTTTTCCAGTAATTCGTGTCGTAGGTGATTTGCCGGACGCCGCCGCGTTTCTCGGCACGAATGCGCCAGTTCAATCCAGCGCGGTCGCCGGGCTGCTTCTGATAAGTGTCAAATGGCCGGCCCGTCGCCCCCACGTACATGCCGTGCGACGGCAGCAGCAACGCCGAATGCCGCGATTGCCGGCAAAACAAACGAACAGTATCGGTAATATTCCCCTCGTGGGCGTCAATCAGGCATTTCTCGACGCGATGCACCGCTCCGTCTTCACGCATCCATTCGCGGTCCAGCAACATCGCCGTGCAGGCATCGAGCGCGCCATACAAATTCCCGTCGCGACTGCCGGCCTTGATCGCAAGAGCAATCGTGCGGCGGGCGTCACGTGCGGCAAAATAGCTCCGCTTCTGGTCCGGCCACGTACCGTAATCAAGGATCTGGCCGCCGAACCCGTCCCCGACCGCACACGCCATCCAGTACAGCAGCTTTTCCTTCTGGTCGATGAAAACAACCACGCGGGAGTTCGCCGCGTCCACCACGCCGCGAGGGCGGTTGTTCACCTTGGCGGCGATCTCCGCCGCGCTCAGTAGCCCCTCAATCTCGTTTTCGCTCCTGACTTCCAGCGGGCGATTCTGGCATTCACTGGCGAAAACGTCCGGCCCGTCATCAATCAGAATGTTGTAGGCGTGCTGTAGAGCCGACAGCTCGCCTTCGGCATAGCAGTGCTCCCACGCAACCGCCGCCCCTTCGTCCATCTTGTCGCGGTTCAGCCGATAGAACTCGGTCGCGTCGCGATGCGCCCGCTGTTGGTCGCCGAGCGTGTCCGGGTCGTAGGTCTCACGAAGCCGCTTGTAATCCGACAACCACAATTTGTCGTGGACCACCTCCTCGTTGCCGCTGGCGTCTTTCAGCTTCCCGATCGGCCACTTCTTGACCATCGCGATCCGCTCGCCCTGCCACGACGGATTTCGTTTCGCATCGAGAAGCTGGTCAATGAGGTCGTCGTGCTCGATGACCGTTCCGGCCATGAACACGGCAATTCTTTTGCCATGACCGCCAAGCCGAAGGATGTTTTTCTTGATGATCGACAGCCGCTTGGCAACCTGAACCGGCGAACGGCTGGATTCATCAGTTTGACAGTCATCCAAAAAAACAAAATCCGGTCGCTGCTGAGTACCGTCCGGGCGCTTGTGCTTCATGCCGCGGCTCGCGGCGAGCAGCCCGTGAGCGGTAATGATCGCCCCGGATGATTTACTGGGGCCGTCCGGCAGGATGATCGTCGGGAAAACGATCGTGTCCGCGGTCCACTCGATGTACGTGTGCTGCGGCTTGGCGTCCTCGGAGGGCTTAAATCCCGCAACCGCGCCCGGCACATGCGTCTGGCTCGCGCTTCGTTGCGGCTTGTTGTCCAAAGCCCGGATCGGATGACATACTTCCGGGAAATCAGCAAACAGCAGATCATTCTCGGACAGCTCAAGCTTCAGGCTGTCAATGTTGCCTTCCGCCGCCGCCGAATCACCGCCGAAGATCGGCACGAACCGGCGATGCCCGTACAGCGTTGCCCACAGTGATGAACCTTCACCAAGGCTCGTTTTGGCAGACCCGCGAAACATTGCCTCGGCGAAATTCCCGCCGTCAAGGATGCACTCCCGAAGCCGCTGAATCACCCGCAGGTGGTCTTCGCTGAACGGACGCAGCCCGGTAGACTGCGGAAAATATTCGGTAAGAAACCCGTGAAGGTCCAAACGGCAGGCTTCGCGGCGGGCGGGATCGACAACCGCCGGAATCTTACCGATGTCCGAGAGCAAGGCATAGCCCTCTCTCGACCGCCGCCCCATACTCTC